GCCGCGATTTTCGAAGGTCTCGGCAAACTGCATGGCAGTGTAGAGCCGCTCGCCCGCCGCCTCATCGAGCAGCATTCCCAGAATGACATCGTGCTTGCGCAGCCGTTCGGCGTCGAACCTGGCCCCGACCTCCTTGCGCACCAGCCGCTCGTTCATCGGGTTCAACTCGACCCAGCGACCCGCGACCTTGTCGATCAGCTTGCCGGGCAACGCGGGGCCATTGCGCAACTCGATCTCCAGGCGGCGTTGGCTTCTGTCCTCGTCGGGCCGGTGCATGAGAAGCCCAGAGGTATAGAAGCCACGCAGCGCACTGGCGCCGGACAGGGCGAGGAAGGGATCGTCCTTGACCTGATGTTTGGCCGCCTTGCGGGTGTGGTGGGCGAGGATGACGCCCGCGTCCGGATTGACCGCCTCGCGGAGAAGCTCAACCCGATCCTTCAGGAAGAACATCATGGCGGTGTTGTCGTTCTCGCCGCCGCCATCCGGGCCGCCATCGAACAGGTTGCGGATTGGATCGATGACGATGATGTCGGGCAGTGCATCGGGGAAAGCGGCGCGGATGGCGTCGACGACGCGGGTGACGCCATAGGCATCAAGCAGCCGCTTTACTTTCGGGGTGGCTGTGAAGGTGTCGCGCGCGGCGGCGATCACGGTGGCGGGCAGCGCGATCTGCTGCATGCGCTCGCGCAGGTAGTGATACTGGATTTCCGCCTGCAGATAGAACACGCGCAGCGGCCGGGGCGGCGTGAAGCCAAGAAACGGCGCGCCTGCCGCCATGTGGACAAGCCACGAGATCAGGAAGTCACTTTTGCCGACCTTGGGCGCGCCGCCGAGCACCAACAGCCCGCCCGGCGTCAGGACACGGGGCGCGATGATGTCATCCGGCATCGGGCTGCGATCATCGAGCAGCGCACCGAGGCTGAAGGTCGGCAGCGGGCTGGCGGAGGCGTTGATGCGTGCCGCGCGAATGAGCGGCGGACCGTTGCGCTTTACATGCAGTGCCCAGAGCCGTTCGGCCTCAGCCTGCAACCGATCGAGCGGCCATTCGGGGCGCAGCATGGCGGCGTTGTAGCCGCAGATCGCTTCCCAGCCTTCGGTAGGGTCAATGCGGCCGTCGTGCACCAGGCGGATGTAATGGCCGATGGCGGCGCTCGCCCCCTGAAACCGTGACCAGTCATCCACCGCACCCTCGCGCACCGGTGTGGTCAGGACGGCATCGACGCCGGGCTTGGAAACGGGCAGCGGCGTGCTGGCCATGCCCACGCCCGGCAGCGGCGGCATGTCGGCCACCCTTTCCGCGAAATCGGCCAGGTCGACTTCGACCGTATTGTGGTCGCGGATTTGCACCAGCCGCTGATGGCCGTGCTTGTGATAGACCGTACCCGCGACACGGATAGGCTGGTGCGCAGAGCGGAAATGCGTGTCGCCGCCGACCTTCACCGCGATATCACCGCGCAGGCGGCACAGGGTAGCCAGATCCTCGCCATCGGCGGGTTCGGTCAGTTTCCACCAGACGTGCAGCTTGGCCGCGCCCTCGGGCGTGCGGCCGCCACTCTCCACAATCAGGGTGGGCGTCCCAAGGTGGCTGACGATGTGGTTCAGCTTGGCCGGGATGTCACCCGCGTCAAGGTCGACCACGAGGGCCTGCATCTGCAGCACATCGGCGGCACGGGCCTGACCTTGTTCAGCGACCGTGCCGGGGATGACATAGACGGCCGCCCCTTCACGATTGGCCCATGCCGCGAAGGTCGCCAGTTTTTCGCGGGCGGTACCATCGGCCGCGATCCAGATGTTGTGGGGCTTGCCGTCCCGGCCCTGACCCTTGTCGACAAAGCCGCGCAGGGGGATCAGCCCTTCGCACCAACTGAACACGGTGTCGAGGAAGATGGCGATCTGGTCGGGGTCCGGATCGCAGCCAAAGGGGTTTTCGGCCGGAGGACCGTCGTTGAAATCCATCCACGGGTTGAAGTGCAGGATGCTGTCGTCGCTCACCGCGCCAGCCTCCAGCAGCGAGCGGCCCATGGGCAGAAGCGGCATTCGAAGAAATCGGCGCTGGCGGCAATGCGCGGGAGCAACTCGCCCGCATCCGTGGCTTGCAGGATGCGCACCCCGCGATCCGACATGCGCTGCGCGAGATCGGCATCGAAGGGCACCTGCTCGTGGTGCATCTCGGCCGTATCCTTGTTGATCGCGGTGAACACGGCAGGCGCGGCGCTGATGCCGGGCACGCTCGCTTCCATGTAGGCCTGATAAACTGCGATTTGCGCAGCATAGACGGGCTTGGATTTCGTCACGCCGTCCTTGACGCAGGCCCGCCAGTTCTTGGCGTTCATGGTCTTGCATTCCCAAAGCGCGGGAACGGCAAGCCCAAAGCCTTCGGGCCCCGCCGCGATGATGCCATCGACATGTCCCCGGATGCGCCCGCCCGCGACGGAAAAGCCGAACTGGCCGCCATCGGGCCTGTTGCCCTTCCGGGTGTAGAGATCAAAGCCTGCGCCACGGAGCCATGCCACGGCCAGATCTTCGAGAGCATGACCGATGGCAAAGATGCGCAGCGCCTGGCCGCTGAAGTCTTGGCCATCGTCTTTCGGCGTGGCCGTGAATTCGAACTGCAGGGCGCGTTCGCAGGCGTGACCGAGGCGTGACCCGCCAAGATAGTCGCGGGGCGCGCGTGTCGTCTGATCGGCGGTCAGAGCCTGATCGACGGCGGCATTGACCTTGTCGGCAAAGCTGGGGCGGTGATTGAAATCCAGCGTCAAAACGGCACCTCCGGTGCATTGGCTTTGGCGATGTCGGACATGGCCTCACGGAAGCCCTCGACGCATTCCTCGATGAGGGCGCGGACCTGTGCCTCGGTCAGACCGGCCAGCGGGGTGGCCCAGCCGATCTCGTCCATCAGCAGCGCGACGCGTTTCATGGTGGCGGCGATGGCCGCGCATTCTTCATCGGTCAGGTCAACCATGGCCACACGCTCCCGCGCCAAGCGCGTCCAGAAGGACTGGCAGGGCATCGAGCAGAACCACACCGATGGCCGGGGCCGCTTCGAGCGGTGCGGATCGAACCAGCCAAAGCCATGGCTGGGTTGCCGGCAGACAGCACAGAGCGTTCCACGCGGATGCCAAAGCCGTCGCCGGTCCTTGGCCGTGATGATGGTGATGGAGGTCATGGGTCATGCCGCCCTCCGCTCAGAGCTGGCCGCGCTGTCGATCAATTGGCGTATGGCGCGCTTGTTGAAGCCGAAGGTCATCAGCGCCGAGGCGCGATAGCGGGTCAGCCCGAAGTCGTGGCGGCACTCGGGGGCCAAGTATTGCAGCTGCTTTTCGGTCGGCGGCTGGCGCAGCCAGGAACGGGTCTTGAAGGCGCTTTCGTCGGTCTCATGGGTGTTCAGCCAGTCGTCGGCCTGCGCGAGGCACACGGTGCGTTCGCCGACACCCAGCAAATGCGGGCGTTCGCCCTTGCCACCACCCACCGCGTACCAGACCCCGTCCAGCCAGAAGATGCCGCCCCAGGCCGTGAAGCCCGTGGCCATCATCGCGTCGTCGGTGCCGAAAAGGTCGACCCAGGCGAAGCTGGACCGTTTCAGCAGGTCGATCTCTGTCATGATGAAACCCGACAGCGGGGCCGTGCCGCCACCTTCGCCGCCGTCTTCATCCTCCCGCAGGAAAACCTCGCCACAGAGCGGGCATTCGATTGCGGCCAGCGGGATTTCAGCGCCGCAGCCGGGGCAGGTCTTGGTCGGCGCATCGCCAACCTCAGTCTTGCCCTCCAGATCGACATCCTGTTCCAAGGTGCCGTGGATCAGGCTCGACGTCCCGAAATCCAGCACCACACAGTCGGTTTTCACGATGCCGGGATGTTCTTCCGGATCCACGATGCGCAGGCCGCGCCCGATCATCTGGATCATCGTGGACTTGTAGGAACTGGGGCGCAGCAGCACGACGCAGGAGGTCGGCGGGTGGTCCCAGCCCTCAGTCAGCACCGCCACGTTCACGATGACGCGGATGCTGCCCGCCGCATAGTCGGCAAGGATCGCCTTGCGGGTGTCGGACGCCAGATCGCCATGGATCAGCGCCGCCGTGATCCCGGCCGCGCGGAAAGCTTCGGTGACATGTTCGGCATGGGCGACCGTGGAACAGAAAATCACGGTTTGCCGGTCGCCCGCCTTTTCCTTCCAGTGGCGGATCACTTCATCGGTGACGGGGGCACGGTCCATGATGCCCGCCACCTCAGCCATGTCGAAATCCGACAGGGTCTTGCGGACGGACCGCAACTCGTCCTGCACGCCCACATCGATGACGAAGGTCCGGGGCGGCACCAGATGGCCCGAGGCGATCAACTCGCCCAGACGCACCTGGTCGGCGACATTGTCGAAAACCTCGCGCAGCCCTTTCTTGTCGCCCCGGTTCGGCGTGGCGGTGACCCCGAAGATGCGGGCATCGGGATTGGCGTCGCGCACCCGGTCGATGATGCGGCGATAGCTGTCGGCAACCGCATGGTGCGCTTCGTCGATCACCAGCAGGTCGAGGCGCGGCATTTCGGCCAGGTTCGTGGTCCGTGCCAGCGTCGGCACCATGGCGAAGGCCACCTGACCACCCCAGGATTTCTCGGTGGCGTCGATCACCGAGGTGGAAATCCCCGGCACAACGCGCTGGAACTTGGCGCGGTTCTGCGCCGTCAACTCGTCGCGATGGGCCAGTACACAGGCTTTGGCGCCGTCACAGATCATCTCGCCGGTGACCGCCGACAGCATGATGGTTTTGCCAGCACCCGTGGGTGCCACGCCCAGCGTGTTGCCGCGGGAGGCGAGCGCAGCCACACTGCGCTCGACGAAGTTTTCTGGCAGGGGCGCAGGCGCATGGCCGATCCCCCTTACCGGGCCCAGCTCGGCCGACCGGCATTGCCGGGGGCGGAAGCGGGCTGGCTGGGACGGGTGGTGGCCGTCTGCTGCGGGGCATGACCACCCATTCCGGCACGTCACCTGCGTGACCGAACACATGGGCACCGCCCCCGATGTCCAGTCCGAAACGGTGTTCCGCCATCTGCCAGATCGTACGGTCGGCGCCCGACATGGATTCAAGCGTGATGCGCTCCTTTGCGTCGCCGAGATCCATCAGACGCAGTTCCTTGACTGTCACGCTGGCAATCCCGTCGGCAGGGTCGGTCGGGAAGTCGAACGGCCGCAGCAACATGCTGAGGTCGTACTCGCGCAGCGGCAGCGACTGGTCCTCACCAAGCGTGATCCCGAGCAGATCACGCGCCATGAACCGGGTCAGATCGATCCGGTCCTCGCGGGACTTAGCCACGACTTCGATCACGCCAGTCGCAGCTTCGTAGGTCAGCGCAGCTTCGAAGACAGGCTTCACGATCCGGCGTGACAAGGTGCTGTTGGCCGCCAAGCCCAGCATGTCCTCAGGACGCCCCTCCCGGTAGACCGCGACCTGAACAAGTTCGCATTCTTCACCGTCGAGGATCACCCGGTGGCGGTCGAAGATGTCGACATGGACATTGGGCGTCTCAAACCGAGCCCGGATTGCCGCCGTAAACGCCGCGAGCGAGATCGGGTCCTTTTTCACCTCCAGATCGGCATCGAGGTCGTGTCGCGAAGTTGGTGGAAATCTGAAGGCGGCGTAATCTCCGGGTGATCGACGACCACCCAACCGGCGGCTGGCACCGCCACAGGAGATCACGCCATGGCCCAGATTACAGACACCGGCACGACGGCGCGACTTGCATGTGAGGAAGGTCTTGATCCGATCGAGGATCGCCTTCGCGCCAACATCCGCGGCACGATTGAGGCCGTTTTCGATGAAGAACTGAACGGCTTTCTCGGCCGTTTGCGCTACGGTCGAACGGCCGGTGCGGTGAAGGGCTATCGCCACGGTAAC